TCGAGTTACTTAAAGGGTTCTTCCAAGACGATGGCAACGAGGCCAAGTAGAACGACTGCACAGGCAGACAGGATGAAAATGGTGGGCCAAATGAACACAGGGTACTCCAGTGGATTATAGTTAGGGGTCAGATTAAGTGGGGTCAGGCTAAAAATGGAGCGGCATTATACTTCTTCCGCTTTGTATGTGCATTATATTAGTTATCATATATGAGCGGAAATGATACATATTTATATACTCTATACCATAAATGGTATATATCTATGTTTACCCCCTTGATACCCCTTGACACTACCCTACCAAGCTGCGAGTATGCAGTTCCGGTTTAACAACTGCGCATATAATATGACTATAAATATCGAACCAGAAGTCGGGGTTCCGCTGAAAGACAACGATCCTGCCATAGATTTAACGCTAAAAGTGCAGGCCGCGAGTAAGACGGCTAAGAAGCTGGCGAAAAAGGGCTTAAAAGTTAAGCCAACTAAGGAAGATGAAGACGTAGCGGCTAAATTAGCGGTTGCGTATGCTGACGACCCGGAAAAGACGTCCAAAAAGGCAACACAAAACAAATTATCTACTCTGACACCGGCCTCTCTGGTGCTTACTAACAATATTTTGACTGAATTTGGTCAATCTGTCGTGCAGTCCGCTACCCATGTGCGACATCTGGTGACCAACAAGCTACTTTTAGAGACTGAGAACCCTGACGCTAAGGTACGACTACGTGCATTAGAGCTACTGGGTAAGATTTCGGACGTAGGACTGTTCGCAGAGAAGACAGAAGTGACAGTTACCCACCAGACTAGCGATGAACTAAAGCAAAAACTGCGCCAAAAGCTCAAAAAGCTCGAAAAGCTCGTAAACCCTGCCGAAACTCCTACCCCAGTGGTAGTAGATGTAGGTTCTATCGACTTAGACGCCGAATTAGGCGAGTTAGTGGCGGATGATGAGGTGTATGACGATGACTAAGACATATATTCACGTAAACCAGCATAAAATCCGTGCCAACCTGAAAAATGGGACTAACGAGCCGGTAATTACCGTAAAAACAGGTAGAGAGAACCAATATTGTCGGTCTGTCACAATAGACGGGCCGTGTCAAGTGCTACAAAGTACCGATGACAAGCCGATTTTGTCGTGTGGAGCGCGTGTAGTGATGGTAACTGAGTCTGGATACACTATAAATGAGTGAAACTTTCTCGGAAGGCGAGATCCAGCACATGTTGGACAACCTAGACTCGTTTTCTGATGAAGAAGTTGTAGAAATACACAAATTAGTGGACGCAATTGCGGATAAAGCCGACATAAAGGCCGCATATGACGATTTAATCGCCTTTTGTAAGCATATGATGTCCGATTTCATTGTTGGTAAGCATCATCGCATACTAGCAGACATGCTAATGGGTATTGAGCGCGGAGATAAGGATCGTGTGTGCGTAAACATACCTCCGAGACATGGTAAGTCTCAATTAGTGTCTATTTTCTTCCCCGCATGGTATCTAGGCCGTAATCCAGACAAAAAAGTGATGATGGTGTCGCATACGACTGATCTCGCGGTAGATTTTGGTCGAAAAGTGCGAAATCTGATCTCTGACCCCAAATTCCAAGCTATTTTCCCTACTGTACAGCTAGCAAAGGACTCTAAGTCTGCCGGACGTTGGAATACCAACCAAGGTGGAGAGTATTATGCGTGTGGTGTAGGTTCTGCACTCGCTGGGCGTGGTGCTCACCTGTTATTGGTGGATGATCCGCACTCTGAGCAAGATGTGATCAACGGAAACTTCATTGTGTTCGAGAAAGCATACGAATGGTACACATTTGGTGCTCGTACTCGACTTATGCCCGGTGGTAGTGTCGCTATTATCCAAACTAGGTGGCACATGGACGATTTGACGGGCCGTGTAGTGAAGGATATGAAGAATAACGAGCGATCTGACCAATTTGAGGTCGTAGAGTTCCCCGCAATCCTAGAAATAGAGAATGACACGGGTGAAATCACTGAAAAACCCCTGTGGCCTGAGTTTTTTGACCTTGAGGCACTAGGACGTACCAAAGCGTCGATGCCTACGTATCAGTGGAACGCTCAGTACCAACAACAGCCCACCGCCGAAGAAGCTGCGGTAGTAAAACGCGAATGGTGGAGAATATGGGAGTCTGAAAGCGCTCCCGCCTGTGAATACATCATAATGAGCCTTGACTCGGCGGCGGAGAAGCACAACCGTGCCGATTTCACTGCGCTAACCACTTGGGGGGTATTCCTCAACGAGGAAGAGAGCGCGTACAACATTATATTACTAAATAGTATTAAGAAACGCTTAGAATTTCCTGAATTGAAGGAAATGGCCCTAGAAGAGTACCAAGATTGGGAACCTGACGCGTTTATTGTAGAGAAAAAGAGCTCTGGTACCGCGCTATACCAAGAAATGCGCCGTATGGGGCTACCTGTGTCTGAATTTACTCCACATAGAGGCTCAGGTGATAAACTTGCACGTTTAAACTCTGTGTCTGATATTGTACAATCTGGATTAGTATGGGTACCACAAACGCGTTGGGGAGAGGAAGTGATCGAGGAGATCGCTGGATTCCCGTTTATGTCCAACGATGATTTGGTGGATTCGACCGTTATGGCACTAATGCGGTTCAGGCAGGGCGGGTTTATAAGGCTACCTTCTGATGAAGAAGATGAGCAAAAATATTTTAAGTCGAACCGTAGGGGCGGCTATTACTAAAGGCAAAGACAATGGCTATTGAGAAAGGTATATACGTTGCCCCATCGGGGATCGAAGAAGAAGTAGAAGGCGAAGAGGGCGATCAGGAGCTTGAGATCGAGATTGTTGACCCCGAAATGGTCACACTCGACGATGGTTCTGTAGAAATCACTATTGTTCCCGGCGAAATGAAGGGTGAAAACGGGTTTGGCGACAACCTAGCAGAAGATATGGACGAGGAAGAGCTACAAGAGCTTTCTGGTGACCTTCTCGGGCTGGTAGACGCTGACGTGCAGAGTCGCAAAGAATGGGCCGCAGCCTATGTTAAAGGGCTAGATGTACTAGGGTTCAAGACTGAAGAGCGTACCTCTCCTTGGGAAGGCGCCTGTGGTGTGTACTCTACAGTGCTGTCAGAAGCCGCTATTCGCTTCCAAGCAGAGGCTATGAGCGAGACTTTCCCTGCCGCTGGCCCTGTAAAGATTAAGATTCTAGGTAAAGAGACTAAAGAGAAGGTAGAGGCTGGTGAACGTGTCCGAGCGGACATGAATTACGAACTTACCGAGAACATGATTGAGTACCGTCCTGAGCACGAGCGTATGCTATATAGCCTAGGACTGGGAGGATCGGCGTTTAAGAAGGTTTACTTCGACCCTAGTATGGGACGTCAGTGTTCTCTCTATATCCCGGCAGAAGACGTTATCGTTCCATATGGAGCGTCTAACATCGAAACCGCCGAACGAGTCACCCATGTAATGCGCAAAAGCGAGAATGACGTCAAGAAGCTACAGGCGGCAGGATTCTACATGGATGTTGACCTAGGTGAGCCTGAGCCATACCACTCAGACATTGAAGAGCGTAAGGCAGAAGAAGGCGGTTACTCAATGACCGACGATGACCGTTTCTGTCTATATGAGATCCACGCTGATCTGGCTATCGAAGAAGACGACGAAGATGCTATCGCTAAGCCTTATGTAGTTACTATTGAGCGTGGTACTGGAGAAATCCTAGCTATTCGCCGTAACTGGGACGAGTCAGACGACCTAAATATGAAGAATCAACACTTCGTGCATTACGTGTACGTGCCCGGATTTGGCTTCTACGGCCTTGGACTGATCCACATTATAGGTGGGTACGCTAAAGCCGGAACATCGCTTATACGGCAATTGGTGGACTCTGGTACGCTTTCTAACCTACCGGGCGGCTTAAAGTCTCGTGGTTTACGTATTAAAGGTGACGATTCTCCGATTGAACCGGGTGAGTTTAAAGATGTGGACGTACCATCAGGTAGTATCCGTGACAACATCATGCCTCTTCCTTATAAAGAGCCTAGTCAGACTCTTTTGGCTCTCTTGGATAAGATTACTCAGGAAGGCCGTAGATTAGGCGCTATCGCTGATATGGACATCTCTGATATGGGCGCCAACGCCCCAGTGGGTACTACACTAGCCTTACTGGAGCGCACACTGAAGCCAATGGCTGCGGTGCAGTCTCGCGTTCACTTCGCTATGAAGCAAGAGTTTAAACTACTCAAGGGCATCATGGCAGAAGAAGCATCAGAGGACTACGAGTACATCCCTGCACGCGGGGAGAACTCAGCGAAGAGAGAAGACTACTCTATGGTCGATGTGATCCCTGTTAGCGACCCTAACAGCTCCACAATGGCCCAACGTGTAGTACAGTATCAGGCAGTGTTGCAGATGTCGCAACAGGCACCTCAGATATATGACCTACCTGTACTCCACCGCGAAATGATCGAAGTTATGGGCATTAAGAACGCTGACAAGATCGTCCCAACTAAGGATGACGTCAAGCCAGCAGACCCGATCAGTGAGAACATGAACATCCTCAACATGAAGCCGATCAAAGCGTTTATCGAGCAAGACCATGACGCCCACATCGCTGCGCACCAAGCGTTTATGCAAGACCCAATGGTTATGCAAGCACTAGGTCAGAACCCAAAGGCACAGCAGATGATGGCGTCCCTACAGGCTCACTTGGCTGAACACTTGGCATTTAAGTACCGTAAAGCAGTGGAAGAGAAGCTCGGTGCTCAGTTACCACCACCAAACGCAGAACTGCCGAAAGAGATCGAAGTCAGTATCTCTCGCCTTGCCTCGAAAGCAGGACAGCAGCTCATGCAGCAAAACAAGCAGCAGGCCGCACAAGCCCAAGCACAACAGCAGCAACAAGACCCGCTTATTCAGATGCAACAAGCAGAGCTACAGGTCAAGCAGGCCGAGCAGCAGCGTAAGATGCAGAAGGATCAGACGGACGCACAGCTCAAGCAGCAAGAGCTACAGATTAAGGCCCAAGGGACAATGGCTGACATCCAAGCTAAGCAGACAGAACTGGAGCTTGAGAGAGCAGAATTGGAACTCGACATGAAGAAGGCGGGAGAGAAGTTAGACGCTGATTCGGCGAGAGACAACCTAAAGCTGAACGCAGAACTGCGCAAGGCTACTATTGACTCAGTAAAACAAAACAAAACCTAAGGAGTAACCATGGGTACTACCGTCTTTGACGTGCTAAGTAAACAAATCGCGGAGCAAATCTCCGCAGCAGAAGAACATCTTGGTGGGGGCGCAGTGAAAGACTACGCCGATTACCGGGAAGTAGTTGGCTTGATCCGAGGTCTAAAGTCCAGCTTATCTTACGTAACAGACCTTTCGCGTAATTTTTTGGAAGAAGATGATGAGTGATTTGAGTGATGTAGAGAGTGAGTTGCTTGAAAAGTTGCCCAAACCAGTGGGCTATAGAGTCTTAATTGCCATACCTGAGGTAGATGAAACCTACGGTAGCAGTGGCATTATTAAGTCTACGAAAGACCAAAACCATGAACACATCCTGTCTGTTATGGGTAGAGTTATGGCGTTAGGCGAAGGTGCCTATGCTGACAAAGAACGCTTCCCCTCTGGCGCTTGGTGTGAGACTGGCGATTATGTAATGTTCCGTACTAATACTGGTACGCGATTTAAAGTTGATGGCCTAGAGTATCGTCTAATGAATGATGATTCTATTGAAGCCGTCGTTGCTGACCCCCGTGAAATAACACGAGCGTAAGGAGTAAGTTATGACCATGCAAAAAGTAGAGTTTGAGTTTCCTGAGGGAGACGAAGAAACTAAAATTGAGGTAGAAGGTTCCAGCGCTAAAGCGCTAGGAGAGAAAGAAGTTGAGGTAGAGGCTAAGGAAGAGAAGCCTAAAAAAGAGAAAGAGGTAGAGATTGAAGTAGTCGACGATACGCCGAAAGCAGATCGTGGGCGTAAAGCCTCTAAACCCCCTGAAGACGTTACTGATGATGAGTTGGAAGACTACTCTGAGAAAGTACGTAAAAGAATTCAACACTTTAGTAAGGGTTACCATGACGAACGCCGCGCGAAAGAAGAAGCTATGCGTGAGCGTAAGGAACTGGAGAGCCTTGCTAAGAAGCTCTTAGAAGAAAACGAAGGGCTACAAGATAGAGCGTTTAATAGTAAGAAGTCGGCTATCGAGAACGCCAAGAGAAGTACTGCTTCCGAGCTAGAAATGGCTAAGAAAGCGTACAAGACCGCGTATGAGGGTGGTGACGCAGAAGAGGTTCTAGCTGCACAAGAACGACTAACCACTGCTAACATTCGTGCCGATAAGATAGCTAACTATGACACTGAGTCTTTACAAAGAGAAAGAAGTAGTGTACAAATACCACAAAGTACCGTTGACGTACCAACCGCTGACCCTAGAGCCGCAGAATGGGCCTCAGAGAACACGTGGTTTGGTGATGATGACGAGATGACGGCTTACGCCATGGGTGTACACCAGAAGCTAGTTAAGCAAGGTGTAGATACAGGCAGTGATGAATACTACGAGGCTATAGACGCCCGTATGCAAAAGGTCTTCCCCGAAGAACTCGGGATAGAGGCCGAAGAAGAAGTTTCGGTAGAGACTGAGACATCGAAGCGAAGAAGTAATGTGGTTGCCCCCGCGTCGCGGAGCACAGCACCCAAAAAGGTGCGCCTAACGCAAACACAAGTAGCTATCGCTAAGAAACTCGGAGTTCCACTGGAGCTATACGCCAAAAAGGTTGCTGAAGAGATGAGGAAAGTATAATGGCTGAGAATAGAATTAACCGTGAAGTAACAACTCGTGAGAAAACAATCCGTCCAACTGCGTGGAAAAGACCAGAAGTTCTGCCTTCTCCGATGCCGCAAGATGGATATAAATTTCGTTGGGTACGAGTTAGCTCTCAAGGTACTACGGACGCTACAAACGTCTCATCTAAGATTCGTGAAGGTTGGGAGCCGGTAAAGGCTACAGATCACCCAGAGATAACACTTGTCGCTATTGAAAACGAAAGGTTCAAAGACAACGTGGTAATCGGTGGACTGATCCTTTGTAAGGCACCGCAGGAATTAGTTGACGAGCGAAATGACTACTATAGACAACAGTCATCGGCTCAGATTCAGTCTGTGGACAATAACCTGATGCGAGAAAATGATCCGAGAATGCCTATCTTCAATGATAGGAAATCGAAAGTCACCTTTGGTAAAGGCGGCTAAACTAAAATTTTATAAGGTATATAATAATGGCTACTACAGCTTCCCCATACGGGCTAGTCCCCGTACGAAAGGCTGACGGGACTCCCTACGCGGGCGCCCGTGATGCTTTTCCAATTAAGGCAGCCTCACATGACTTCAACATTGGTTATGGTTCGGTTGTATTTTTAAACGCAGGTTACGTTGAGCTATCTCAAGATGACGGCTCTGCTAACAACGCTAACAACTTCGGTGGCGCTACTAACGTAGGCGCT